ACCGCCGCCGCCGCCGAAGAGCGAGGCCTTCGTGCGCGAGTACCTTGCCGACTGGCTGCCTGCCGGCTGCGTGCCTACGGACACGTTCATGGGCGTCAACCGCCAGCGCGATCAAGGCGACCATCGGCTGATCTGCCCGTGCCGCGCGTGCGCGGACGCGCGGGAGGAGGCGCAGCTGCAGGCCAAGGCCCTCGGCGTCGACGTCGCCTCCGTCAAGGTCGCCACGCATGACGGCCTGGTGTCGCTCAGGCCCGACCCTCGAGAGCCGCCGTCGCCCGAGCAGCAGCGGGCGTACCAGCAGGCAGCTCAGCAACTCTCGGCAGAGACGCAGATGGCGCTCCAGCAGCGCAACCAGTACGAGGTCCGAGCAGAGCGAAAGCTCGAGCTCGACATCGAGGAGCGCCGCCTCCGGGAACAGACCTTCCGCGCGCGATACGTGCGGAGCTTGTACCTTTGACCCTCAGAAAGCTCGCGCCTCCCGTCGACCCGGCGCTCGTGCGCGGGCTCGAGGAGATCGTCTCGCACGCCAAGAGCGGCAACTTGCGCGGCGCCGTGTGCCTCCTCAACTTCCCGCAGAACTACGCCCACTGGCAGGGCGGGCTCGTGAGCTTCGAGACGGCCGTCACCGCGCTGGAAGCCTGGAAGTGGCACCAGTTCAGCAAGAGGTTTCCGAGGTGACGATCGAGCTCGCGTGCGGCGGCTGCGGCAAGACCGAGAAGGTCGCCGCCTGGGACGGCGGGCTCTGGTATCTGTGCACCGAGTGCACCGAGCTCGCCGAGGCGTGGCGAGAGGAGAGCGCGCGAGATCTGCGCGCGCTCAAAGAGGAACGGCTCGCGTCGCCACGGTACGCCTCGCTGCGCGCTCTGCTCACCTATCGGCCGGCAGCCGAAGCGGCGCGCGCCGGGCCGGCGCAGACTGACGGATAGTCGTCACGCCCTTCGATCCGCGGCGCGCGCTCGCGTGCGCCGCCCAGCTCGCGCCTGGGAGCCCCGCGCGATCGCCCTGGAGAAGAGACCTGCACGCCGGGCAGGCGCCGGTGTTTCTGCAGGCGCTCAAGCGCTTCATCTACAAGGCGGGCCGGCGCTCGGGCAAAAGCCACCTGCTGACGGCCTGGCTCTGCGACGGCTGGCAGCTCTTCCCCAACGAGATGAGCGTCTTCGTGGCCCAGACCGCGGGCCACGCCTACCGCATCCTCTGGCGGACCCTCATCCGCTTCGACCGCAAGTACGAGCTCGGCATCCACTTCGACGAGAGCTCGCTCACCGCGACGTTCCCGAATGGCTACCAGATCTGGCTCACGGGGTGCTCTACCTGGAGGGAGGCGGAGAAGCTGCGCGGCGCCCGCTACCGCCGCGTCGCCATCGACGAGGCCGGCAGCTTCAACAGTGCCCTCCTCGAATACCTGATCGAGGACGTCATCGAGCCCGCGCTCATGGACCTCGACGGCGAGCTCGCCCTCTCGGGCACGCCGGGGGTCGTGCCGCGCGGCTACTTCTTCGAGCGCTGCACCGGTATCTCCGACGAAGGCGACGTCGCCCAGTGGCCCACCTTCGAATCCACGTGTCTCGACAACCCGCACGTGAAGGGCCGGCAGTATCTAGCGAAAATCCTGAAGGAAAAGGGTTGGACCGAGGAGCACCCCACGTTCCAGCGCGAGTACCTCGGGCGCTGGGTCATCCAGACCGACCTCATCGTCTACCCGTTCGTCGGCAAACGAAACAGCTTCGCGGCGAGCGACTTGCCGCTCGACCGCGGCCGCCACCGCACGGTCATCAGCGTCGACCTCGGCTGGCACGACGACACGGCCATCATCGTCTCGACTTCCCACAGGAACTTCCCCGACGTCTGGTACCGCAGCGCCTGGAAATCGCCGCACCTGTTGCCGGGCAGGATCGCCGCCGAGGTCGAGCGCCGGCGGCAGCCGCTGCTCGCCGCCGGCGACCAGATCGAGCTCGTCATCGACACGGGCGGCGGCGGCAGCAAGCAGATCGCCGAGGAGCTCAAGGAGCGGTATCAATTGCCGTTCAAGGCCGCCGAAAAGAAGGGCAAGCAACTCGGCATCGAGCTCCTGCGCGGCGGCATCCTGGACGGCACCGTGCACGCCGATCCGTACGAGTGCGGGCAGCTGCTCTCCGAGTGGAGCGCGCTCCCCTACAACGACGAGCGCACCGACCACCACGACCAGTACCCCAACCACTGCGCAGATGCGGCTCTATACGGCTACCGCCAGCACCGGCTACCGTACAAGCCGGAGCACGAGCCGCCCAAGCCTGGGACGGAAGAATGGCACCGGCAGGAGCGGGCGAAGGAACGCGCGGCGGCGCAGAAGCGGGCGCGGCAGCGGGCAGCGTGAAGGGCGCCAGCCCCCGCGCGCCTGACAGTGGCCGGCATGTTGTACGGGGCATGACCCGCACCCGGCGCGCGGGGGCGACGCGAGTCTGTCAGTGCTTCGGCCAGGCCTCGGCCACGGCGCGGATGAGCTCGACGAGCGCGATGCCCACGACGAGCCACGCGGGGCGCGAGCTCGCCGCGCGCGCCGCGAGGCTCGGGCGCTTTTCGGGCTGGACCGAGGGCGCGGGCATGCTGAATGGCTCGGGCGACGGGCTGCGCGCGGGCTCGCGGCGCGGAGGCTTCGGGGGAGCGTTCATTGTCAGATCGATTCGTTTCGGGTCAATTCGCGCGCGACGGCGTCGCTCGCGGCTATCAATCCAGCATCTCTGATAAGCGGCAGCTATCAGCACTTCCTGAAACGCGCCGTTCGTGGATCCGATGCCCGAAGGAGTCGCCACTCCTCGCTGGAACGAGATCGACAGCGACGATGACGCAGGCCGCGAAGTCGCGTCCATCGTCGACTGGCTGCGCAAAAACGACAGCACCCGTCTCAACCGCTGCAAAGACTACCTCTCGCGCTTCGAGGGCTGCCAGCTCGCGGGGCTCGAACCCGCAGCCTATCTGAAGGCCGGCGCCTACCAGAGCGACCGCTTCACCCGCCTCACCTGGAACCTGCCCCGCTCGCTCTGCCAAACCGTGCAGGCCAAGCTCGCGGGCAAGAACCGACCGAAGGTGCAGTTCGTCACGACGGGCGCCTCCTGGCGCCAGCGCCGGCGCGCCTACCACTTGGACCGCTTCGCCGAGGCGCAGATGCATCTCAAGCAGGGCCAGCATGGAAACATCTGGCAGGTCGGCGCGCTCATCCTCCTGCACGCGCTCGTGCTCGGCGACGGGCTGGCATACGTCTACGCCGACGACATCGCCGAGCAGGTGGCGGTCGAAACCATCTTCCCCTGGCAGCTCTTCGTCGACCCGAACGACGCGGCCCAGGGCCGGCCCCGATGTATCTTCCTCTCGCGGCCGTTCGATCGGGACGAGCTCGCGGCGAGCTATCACGACAGCCCCGACAAGCTGCAGGCGATCCGGATGGCCAAGGCCATCGGCGGCAAGGAGGGCGGCTCGGGCGACTACTACAAGAGCGGCACCCGCGCCGCCGAGCAGATCGAAGTGATCGACGCCTGGTGCCTGCCCGCGAGCAAGAACCAGCCAGGCCAGCACATCCGCTACGTCGACGGCAAGACGCTCGAGCGAGAAGACTGGAAGCGGACCGAGTTTCCCTTCGTGCGCCAGCAATGGGCCCAGCAGATCCAGGGCTATTGGGGCGAGAGCCTCATCGGCGAAGTGGCGAGCGTGAGCGATGAGATCAATGCCATCGTGCAGCGCCTCTCCGACTGCGTGCGCCTGACCAACAAGGCGACCTGCCTCTACCCCGACGGCAGCATCGAGCCCGCCGACCTGCAGAGCAACGACGACTGCACGAACATCAAGTACGACGCCAACGTCGGCAAGCCCGAGTGGGTGAGCCCGGCGCCCTTCGACAACGCCACCGTCGAGTGGCTGCGGATGAACCTCGAGCAGCTCTACGCCTTGCCCGGCGTCTCGCAGATGGCGGCGACGGCGCGCAAGGAACAGGGCGTGACCGCGGCCGTTGCGCTCCGCACCATCGACGACATGCAGACCGAGCGGCTCGGCACGCAGCAAAACGGCTACGAGCTCCTGTACGTGGAGCTCGCTCGCCACATGATCGCCTGCACGCGCGAGCTCGCCGAGAAGAACCCGAACTACTCGGTCAAATGGCCCGGCAAATCCTTCCTCCGCGAGATCAAGTGGAAGGACGTCGATCTGC